CAAGCAAACGGTGCGTTCATTCAAGCAAATCTTGCATACAATCATGCTAATGCAGGATTTAATCAAGCCAATCAAGCATACAATCAAGCCAACTCTGCTTACGTTTCACAGAATACTACAGGCATTGTTGCTAATGGTGCTTACAATCATGCCAATGCAGGATTCATTCAAGCTAACGTAGGTTTCAATCATGCCAATGCCGCATTCGCCAACGCCAATGGTGCTTTTGCTTCAGCCAATGCTGCATTCGCCAACGCCAACGGCGCTTTTGCTTCAGCCAATGCGGCATTTAATACAGGCAATTTAGCATTCATTCAAGCGAACTCTGCTTTCCATCACGCCAATGGTGCATTTGCAAACGCTAATGGAGCATTTGTACAGGCCAACGCTGCATTTAATACAGTCAATTTAGCATTCAATCAAGCTAACTCTGCTTTTCATCACGCTAATGCTGGATTTATTCGTGCCAACAATTCACTGAATGCAAACGTTGGTGGTAATGTTACAGGCGAAGTTGTTATTATTGGTAATTTAACTTCCAACACAATAACAACAACAGGTTCAAATGGTAGCATCACTGGCGCTAATGCCATCTTTACCAACTATATCTTTGCAGCAAATGGTACAGTTGATTTGTTCATCTATGCCAATAATGCTTATGCAAATGCCAACGGCGCTTTTGCTAAAGCCAATGGTGCCTTTGCTAATGCCAATGGTGCCTTTGCTGCTGCTAATGCAGCATTTATTCAAGCCAACGGTGCATTTATACAGGCCAACGCTGCTTACATAAGCCAGAACACTACAGGCATTGTTGCTAATGGTGCGTATAATCATGCCAATGCAGGATTTAATCATGCCAATGCTGCATTCATACGTGCAAACAATTCGTTAAGTGCAAACAATGGTGGCACTGTAACGGGTGATGTTCGCATCATGGGCAATCTGACAGTCAATGGAACAACAACCTATGTAAACACCCAATCAGTTCTTGTTGCAGATAATATTATCACATTAAACGCAGCCATCAGTCAATCTGGAACACCTGTGTCTGATGCTGGTATTGAGATTGATCGAGGTGCATCATCTAATGTTTTTGTATTATGGAATGAGTCTCTAGACAAGTGGACATTGACCAACGATGGAACTAATTATTTTATTATTGGTTCAAACGCTGCTGAAATATATGCTAATGGTGCATTCATACAAGCCAACGCTGCTTATATTTCACAAAACACAACAGGTGTTGTAGCAAATGGTGCTTACAACCACGCCAATGCTGCATTTATACAAGCCAATGGTGCGTTTGTACAAGCCAACGCTGCTTACATAAGTCAAAACACTACTGGTGTTGTGGCTAATGGTGCTTATAATCATGCCAATGCTGCATTTATACAAGCCAACGCTGCTTACATAAGTCAAAACACCACAGGTGTCATTGCCAATGCTGCATTTATTCAAGCCAATGCAGCTTATATAAGTCAGAACACTACCGGTGTTATTGCTAATGCTGCATTTATTCAAGCCAATGCAGCTTATATAAGTCAGAACACTACCGGCATCATAGCCAATGGTGCATATAATCATGCCAATTCGGGTTACATTGTTGCAAACAATGCGCTTGATCGTTCCATTTCAGGTGCGGCTTATGCTAATGGTGCTTTTGTTGCTGCTAACGTTGCTCTTGGTACTAATCTAACACAAAATACAAATATATCGTATGCATGGAATCATGCGAATGCTGCATTCATTCAAGCCAATGCCGCTTATATAAGTCAAAACACCACTGGTGATATTGCGAACGCCGCTTTCATTCAAGCCAACGCTGCTTTTTATGTTGCTAATGTTGCGCTTGGTGCGTATAATCATGCCAATGCGGCTTATGTTTCACAGAACACAACTGGTGTCGTAGCGAATGCTGCATTCTTACAAGCCAACGCTGCTTATATTTCACAAAACACGACTGGTGATGTTGCCAATGCCGCTTTCATTCAAGCCAATGCTGCTTATATTTCACAAAATACAACTGGTGTTATTGCTAACGCTGCATTCATACAGGCTAACGCTGCTTATATTTCACAAAACACGACTGGTGTTGTGGCTAATGGTGCTTACAATCACGCCAACGCTGCTTATCAATCACAAAACGTAACTGGTTCATATGCTAACACAGCATACAATCATGCCAACTCTGCGTTCGCTCAAGCTAATGTTACTGCCAACTTAATTGCTTCCGTTGGCTGGGACTTGGATGATCTGTCAAGATTAACTGATGAAAGAAGAACAGTATTTCCATTGCAATACAATCTACAAAACGTTACTGTTTCAGGACCAAATAGTCTTTGGGTTGAAGTCAGTGGAAACACTCAAAGATCGTTTGCCAATACATATGACACAACATTTATGAGTCATTCATTGTCTGCAAACAAAGGTTATAAGCTGACTTCTGACGGTAGAATTCAATTTGTCATACCACCGAGAAGTGGGGCACCTGTTTTGGTGAGGGTAGTTACGGGTTCAGCAAATACAACTGCTAGAGTATACCCATTCAAGCCCACTGATATTCTCATGGGTTACTAAATAGTATAGAATTTTAAAAACAAACACATACTCAATTTACTGGAGTTAAAATGGCTAGAAAAGTCCTGCAAGATGCATACTACACGTTTGCAAGCAATGCACAACAAATTAGATTCAATCAGGCAATACCACAAGAAAAATTTGTCCTGATTACAAACGTTAGCACGAACCAGGTTCTGTATAACTTTTCCGACCCACTATTGGGTATAACTGCTCACAGCATTTCAACTAATGCTATTTCAGGACAAGTATCTACGGTAATCACTTTGGCATACAATACGTCTGCCATGCCAAACACTAGCAAGATACAAGTTGTCATCGATGAGTATGATGAGAAATTTACTCCATCTGAAGTCTATGTTGATCCAGTTAATAAATTCCGTGTATCTCAACCACAAGCGTTGATTGATACTGACTTTGAATATGGCTCACAACAAACCAAATGGGAAACTATTGGTCTGCTTAATAATAAACCAACTGCATTTGCAAACGTTACTGGTAATAACTTCATCTATCCAGGCGCTAATAACGTTGGTTCTGGTCAGATGATTATTTCTGATATCATTGCTGTTGCAAACTCACCAGTAATTAACGTTGTTACTTTAACTCCACCCCCATTGGGCTCCGTTGTTATTATCACCGATACCAACTGGGCACCTGCTGAAGGTACTTTCTTTGTTGATTCTGTAGCAACTGGTGCAATCTCAAGGTTCACATATACAGCAAGACAACGTTGGTCGAGCAATAGTGTTGCCGCAAACGTTTCAATTAATATTCCAAACGTTACACAAGTTGCAAATGCCACCTTCTACAATAATACCAGAGTAGCAATTGCAAATGCCGTTGCATTTTCAACTTTTGCAAATAATTATATCACTACATTCCAACCACACGGATTCACAGTTGGTAATCAAATTATTATTGGCGGTTTAACTTCAGCAGTACCGGCGGCAGTTGTTAATTCAACATTTATAGTTACTCAAGTTATTTCAAATACTGTGTTCCGTGTTGACTCCAACGTTGCTCATACTTCTGCAACAGGTATTGTTAAAACAGATGGCACATCATTTGTTTATCCCTCTACACGTGCATCAGTTCTACATCGTTCATATGATGGTGGTATTGAATTTTCAACTTCTGCTGATAGTCATAACAATCAGTTGATTCGTCAGACCCGCCGTTACTTCCGTTATCAATCGGGTAAAGGTATTCAAGTATCTACAGGCACACTATTGAAACCTCAATTCCGTGTTGATAGTATGTCAAGTTCGGGTTCTCTAGTTACAATTAAAACCAAAGAGCCACATTATGCTTCTCCAAACGTTAATATTACAGTCAGTGGTGAACTTGCGGTAGGTTATAACGGCAACTATACAATAAATCAAGTAATTGATCCATACACATTTAACTACATCTCAACTTCTACTCCAACAAATGCAATAGCCGCTGGTAACTATCGTGTGTCTGCTAATACATGGTATGGTGCAGCAAATCGTATGGGTCTGTTTGATGAACAAAATGGTATGTTTTTTGAATTTGATGGGCAGCAATTATATGCTGTAAGACGTAATTCTGTTTATCAACTTTCTGGTTACTGTTCAGCAAACAACAATAACACTACAATTACTGGCGTAACAGTTAATAATATAACTACTAACTTCAGTAGACAATTAATTCCTGGTGATTATATTGTTCTAAAAGGTATGTCATATCGTGTCGATCACATTCGTAATGATCAGACAATGGATGTTCAGCCAGCATATCGTGGTGAAGCAAATACATTACAAGGTGTAATCAGTAAAACAATCGACTTCAAGATTCCACAAACACAATGGAATCTTGACCGCTGCGATGGTACAGGTCCATCAGGATTTAATATGGACTTAACCAAGATGCAAATGTTCTATGTTGATTATTCTTGGTATGGTGCTGGTTTTGTTCGTTGGGGTGTTCGTGATCCAGATGGTAATATTATCTACGTTCACAAGATGATTAATAACAATGTGAACTATGAAGCGCATATGCGTTCTGGTAATTTACCCGCACGTTATGAAACTAATACATTCTCGAAGAAAACTGAACTTGGTTCAACGCTAGGTGCCACCGACACATCGATGAATGTTGTAGATGCTTCAGCATATCCAACAACTGGTACAGTGTGGGTTAATGGTGCAGGTCTTTCTGAATATATTAACTATAACGGTATTTCTAACAACTTCCCAACAGGCTACACTTTAAATAATTTGGTTCGTGGACAAAATGGTAACACTATTAACGTCTACATGACCACAACAAACGCAACACTGAATCTTGTAACTGGCTCATCGACAATTAACATTCAGCCTGGTATGTATGTACAAAGTGCAAACATACCACAAGCTGCGGTTATTACGAAAATCAATCCAAACGTATCGATTGAATTGAGTCAAGCTCCAGCAATCAGTGGTGTGGGTGTTGTAACATTTATTCCAATGGGTAACTTAGCACAGACATTCCCAGTGACTACAACAAATGCAATTGGCGTTGATTTACATGCTCCTGGTTATTCACCACGTATTTCTCATTGGGGTACATCTGTAATGATGGATGGTCGTTATGATGACGATAGATCATTCGTGTTTACACAAGGTATGACAGTACAAGCAAACGTTGCATCACAACAAGCCATTGCTCTACAAAGTTTTCGTGTTGCTCCAACCGTAAGTAATGGTATTGTGGGTTCATCATTAGGTGTAAGAGAAATTGTTAATCGTATGCAGATGGTTCTTCGTCAGTTGGATATTTTGTCTGGTGGTGCATTCTTGATTAAGATTATTCTGAATGCCAACTTGACAAATAATACTCCACAGTGGGTATCAGTGGGTGGTTCTAGTTTGGCACAGTATATCAACCACACCGTTACTCCAGTTCCGCAAGTAGCTAACGGCACGTTCTCATCTGGTGGTGAAGTTATCTTTGCTGGATTTACGAATGCATCTGGTGGTGGTTCAACATTTACTACAACATCATTAGATTTGCCGCTAGTTCGTGATTTAGGTAATTCAATTTTGGGAGGTGGACAAGCAAATCCACAAATTGGTTTCTTCCCAGACGGCCCAGATATCGTTACAATTGTTGCACAGAACATTGGTTTGTCTTCAGCAAACATCTATAGTCGTTTATCTTGGACAGAAGCTCAGGCATAACAAATGGCGCAACCAAGGACAAGAACTCAATTTAAAGAATACTGCCTACGCAAGTTAGGTTTTCCTGTCATCGAAATTAACGTTGATGATGATCAGGTAAATGACCGTATTGATGAGGCACTTGGTTTCTGGCGAGACTATCATTATGATGGCACAGAAAAATTGTTTATGAAGCATATGATAACGGCAGAAGATATTGATAGGCAGTGGATTTATGCGCCAGATGCGGTTCAGTTTGTCACTGGTGTTATGCCATTCGACTTGTCTAACGCATCAATCAATATGTTTGATCTCCGTTATCAGTTGCGTCTACATGATCTGTATGACTTCACATCAGTGTCCTATGTGTCATATGAAATTACAATGCAACACTTACGTACATTGAATCTATTGTTCTCTGGTACACCACAGTTTAGATTCAATCGTCACCAAAACAAAGTGTTCTTAGACATCGATTGGACACGTGATGTACAACCAGGCAACTTTGTTATTATTGAATGTTACCGTGCATTGCAACCAGAAACAATTACACTAACAGGTACTTTATCTTGTGCTCCAGGTTCGAATACAGTCATAGGTACAGGTACAAAGTTTGATCAAGAACTTGTTGATTTTGATTTCATCACAATCGGCACTGAACAAAAACAAGTAGGCACTGTTAATTCTCCTACACAACTAACACTTGTAGGCAATCCAACACAAACTCACACCAATGATACTGCCGTGATTGAAGGTGTAACCGATGTATGGAATGATAGGTTTCTAAAGAAGTATGCATGTGCATTGATCAAACGTCAGTGGGGTTCCAATCTTAAAAAGTTCTCTGGTATTCAAATGCCAGGTGGTGTTACATTAGACGGTCAAGTAATTTATGATGAAGCAGTAGCAGAGATTGATAAGATGGAAGAAGAAATCTATATGATGGGTTCGTTGCCATCAGAAATTCTCACTGGATAACTGTGGCAACTAATTTTTACTTCAATAACTTTCCAGCGAACCAGATAACCTCCGAGCAATTGCTCGTTGAGGATTTGGTTATTGAAGCATTGAAAATTTATGGCATGGATGTTTATTACATGCCTCGTACCACACGTGATCAAGTAGATTATCTATATGGTGAAGATTCACTTAAAGAATATCGCACCGCACATGCGCTTGAGATGTATCTGGAAAACGTTACGGGTATGGACGGTGAACAAGATTTCATTTCTAAATTTGGTCTTGAGATTCGTGATGAAGCAACTCTGCTTGTATCACGACTACGATTCCGTTACACAGTAGATGGTTTAACACTTCCACGTGAAGGTGATTTAATATTTGTACCTTTACTGAATAACTTCTTTGAGATTACATTTGTTGAGCATGAAGATCAACAGACTATGTTCTATACATTAGGTCGTGGTCGTGGTGGTAATGTGTATGTGTACGCTTTGAAGATGAAGCAGTATGTATTCTCTAATGAAGTTATTGATACTGGCGTCAAGATGATTGATGAACAGATTCATGATTACTATCCAAGAACACGTGTTGCACTGAATACTGGTTCAGGTAAATTTCTCAATGATGAAATTATTTACCAAGGAACAAGTTTATCTACCGCAACTGCACAAGCATATGTACATGATTTTGCCCCTAATACTCACATTGACATTTATAGAGTTCAAGGCGATTTTGTTTCATCAGCTAATGTAGTTGGTAATACAAGTGGAGCACAATGGACTATTACTGTAATTTCTGATGCCGCTACCATGAATAATGCCTTTGAAGATATATTTGATAATGCTCGTATCGAAGCATCATCGGACGGCATCATAGACTTTACGGAACAAAATCCGTTTGGGGAACCGTAATGTTAGGTAACGCACAATTTTATCATCGTACCATTCGTAAAATGGTTGTTATATTTGGAACACTCTTTAATGATTTGGAGATTGTTCGATATACACAAGCAGGTGTACCAAAAGAAAAATGGAAAGTTCCATTATCATATGCACCAAAAGAAAGATTTTTAACAGCGATTACTTCTGACCCAAATCTGATTAAATCGATCAACACAGTTGTTCCACGTATGTCATTCAACCTTGACAGTTTGGAATATGATGTTCAACGCAAACAAGTTTCAACACTTCGTAATTTTTCACAGAAAGATGGCTCATCTGTAAATACACAGTTCGTTCCAATACCATATAACTTTCAGTTTTCTTTATCAATCTATGTTCGCAACACCGAAGATGGTACACAGATACTAGAACAGATTCTACCATTCTTTACACCAGACTTTAATGTTACCGTAGACTTTATTCCTGAAATGGATCAAAAATATAATGTGCCTATTATATTAGATTCGGTTGCATCGACAGTTGAATTTGAGGGTGGATTAACCGAAGGTACCACTCGATTGATTATGTGGGACTTAACGTTCACTGCTAAAGGTTACATATGGCCACCAGTTAAATCTGGTAAGATTATTAAGTCGGCTAATACAAATATTATGAATGACCAGACCATACAAGAGTTGCAGAAAGTTTATGTTGATTTTACCAATGGATTTGGCGTTTACAAGCAAGGTGAAATTGTTCGTGCAAACAGAAGCGGATTAACAGGCACAGTTGAATACTTTAGCAATACTGCAACTGGCGTATTAATAGTAACAAATGCTAATCAAACTATAAAAATTGGTGATAATATTGTAGGTGATTATTCCGGTGCTTCTTATAACGTAGTTGTTACTGATGTAAATTCTCTGAATGTGGTACAAGTTTTAACACAAACTAATCCAACAAATGCTTTACCAACCGATTTATATGGTTTCACCGAAACAATTTTGGAATATCCCGACACTTTACCATGAAAAAATTAAATGAAAATTTCTCTGAAATCTTCGATATGAAACCGATTGAAGTAGAAAAGAAAACAGAAAAACAACAGTTGGCGGTTGTTGAGACTGGTGATGCTGTAGTTAATGACACAGAGTTTGCTCGTAAAAATATCAAACAGTTGATTGATACTGGCAATAAATCTTTGGAACAGTTAGCACTTATAGCAGACCAATCTGAACATCCACGTGCGTTTGAAGTCTTAGCTGGCTTGATGAAAAATCTAGCCGATATGAATAAAGATTTATTAGAACTTCAAAAGCGTAAAAGAGACTTAGCACCAAAAGAAACATCACCAGCAAATGGAGTCAGCATAGATAAAGCTGTGTTTGTTGGTTCAACGGCCGAACTGGTCAAGATGATTAAATCAAATAAATAGGAACACTATGGAAACCCTTATCAATCAACTCAAAACAATTCTAGGTACAAACTTTGCTTTGTATCTGAAGGCACATGGATATCATTGGAACATTGAAGGACCAAACTTCCCACAATATCACGATTTCTTAGGTGATCTGTATACTTCTATATTTGAACAGACGGATTCTATTGCTGAACATCTTCGTGCATTAAATTCATATGCACCAGGTTCACTTGCACGTATGCTTGAACTTGCCGATATACAAGAAGCAACAAACATACCAGATGGTATTGCAATGATGCGTGACCTTGCTGCCGACAATGATCGTTTTATAATGCATCTTCGTGCTGGTATAGTTGCCGCTGATGGTGCTAACGAACCTGCTGTAGGTAATTTCTTACAAGACATTTTGGATGCACACCAAAAACATGGATGGATGTTGAGAAGCATCATTAAATAAAAATGGATGACGGATACCTTGGTAATGCTAGGCTCAAAAGAACGGGCACTGAACTATCCTATACACAAGAACAAGTAGAAGAAATATTAAAGTGTACTGAAGACCCAGTATACTTTATTAAAAACTATGTCAAGATTGTCAACGTTGACCGTGGTCTTATCCCATTTGACATGTGGGATTTTCAAGAAGACATGGTTCGAACTTTTCATAGTAATCGATTCACGATTGCGAAAATGCCCCGACAGGTTGGTAAAACAACCACGACTGTAGGCTACATGTTATGGGCAGCAATCTTTAATGAAGAATACACAATCGGTATTCTGGCTAACAAAGGTCAGTTGGCACGGGATATTTTAGGTCGTATTCAGAAAGCATACGAATACTTACCACATTGGTTGCAGCAAGGTATTATGACATGGAACAAAGGTTCTTTAGAGTTAGAGAATGGTTCTAAGATATTTGCATATGCCACATCAGCAGCAGGCGTTCGTGGCGGTACATACAACTTAATCTTCTTGGATGAGTTTGCTTTCGTTCCACACAACATGGCAGTTGAGTTTTTCACTTCAACTTATCCTGTTATCTCTTCTGGTCAAACATCTAAAGTAATTATCGTTTCAACTCCTAATGGATTGAATCTATTCTATAAGATGTGGACGGACGCTATTGAAAACCGTTCAACATATAAGACAATTGAGATTCATTGGTCTCAAGTTCCTGGTCGTGATGCCAAGTGGAAAGAAGAAACGATACGGAACACCTCCGAAGAACAGTTCCGACAAGAGTTTGAAACAGAGTTTATTGGTTCATCAACAACACTTATTTCTGGTTCAAAATTACGTTCATTAGCCTTTCATGATCCATTGGCTATGGAAGAAAATTTCAACATCTATGAGCAACCTATACCTGGACGATTATATATTGCTACGGTAGATTGCTCAGAGGGTGTAAACTTAGATTATTCTACCGTGAATGTAATTGATGCTACACAAGCACCTTATCGACAGGTGGCCAGATACCGTAATAATAAACTACCGCTATTGTTCTTTCCGACAGTTATCTATTCGATTGCCAAACGATACAACGAAGCGTTTGTGTTGGTTGAAACTAATAACGTTGGGCAACAGGTCGTAGATATTCTTCACTATGACTTAGAATATGAGAACATTTATAAGACTGAGCAACACCATATTAAAGGTCAGTCTATCTCTTCGGGATTTAAAAGGTCAACTTCGTTTGGTATTAAGACTACTAAGTCGGTCAAAAAGATTGGTTGTGCCAACTTAAAGACTTTGGTAGAGAACGACAAGTTAATTATCAACGACTTTGATACAATCAATGAGATGAATACCTTTGTTCGAGTGCGTGATTCATACGCCGCAGAAGAGGGTAGCAACGACGATATCGTAATGGGGTTAGTTTTGTTTGCTTGGTTGACGGCACAAACATTCTTTAAAGACTCCACGAACATTGATATTCGTAAAATGATGCTGGAAGAACAGAATATGTTGATTGATGAGTCTATGACGCCGTTTGGATTCATAGAAAACGGGCTGCAAGAAGAAGTTGAGGATGATGGTGACGACCGTTGGCACTTTGCTGAAAAGCGTGGGTTCCCAATGTCAAGATTATAAAAAACTAAATACAGTATCAAAGACAATTGACCCAACAATTAAAGGAGAAATCCAATGGCATTTCAATTATCACCTGGAGTAAATGTATCAGAGATCGATCTGACTACAGTTATTCCTTCCGTGGCCACATCTATTGGCGCTTTCGTAGGACCTTTTGCTTGGGGACCAGCTAGTGAAATCACAACCATTTCCGATGAAGTACGTTTAACAAACACATTCGGTAAACCAGACTCAACAAATTATGAATATTGGTTCTCAGCAGCAAACTTTCTTGCATACGGAAACAACTTAAAAGTAGTTCGTGCAATCAACACTTCAACATCCAAAAACGCTACAGCCAACAGTATTGGTGCGTTAATCAAAAATACAGACGATTGGAATTCAAATTGGTCGTCACTTGCAGATGGTTCATATAACGGCTTTGCTGCTCGTTATCCAGGTGCATTAGGAAATGGTTTGATCGTTTCTATGGCAGACTCGTTAGGATGGAGTGCTTGGTCTTATAAATCAAACTTTACAGCACAGCCAAATACATCTTCATACGTATTCAATAAAAGTGGTCTGACATCGAATGATGAAGTTCACGTTATTGTTATTGATGGTAATGGAACATTTTCTGGTACAGCAAACACTGTTCTAGAAAAGTATGAATTCGTATCTAAAGCATCCGATGCAAAAGACGATTCAGGCAATGCAAATTACTACAAAAATGTTATTGCAGCAAGATCAAAATATATTCACTGGTTGGCACACCCTGCCACTGCAAACTTGGGTTCAGGCACCGCATGGGGTACAGCAGCGAACAGTTCAGTATTCAAATCATTAACATCTAATGTTACATTTGCACTTACTGGTGGCGTTGATGGCACAATTGCCTCATCACAAATTACTACAGGTTGGGATTTGTTTAAGAATGCTGAAGCAGTTGATATTTCTCTCTGCGTTACTGGTGGAGGTGATGCTACTATTGACAATTACGTTATCAGCAACATTACAGAGTCACGTAAAGATTGTGTAGCATTCATTTCACCAGCATTAGCAAACGTTGTTAATAATTCAGGCAATGAAGCAACAGCCGTAGTTAATTATCGCAATACTTTGCAAATAAATTCTTCATATGCTGTGCTTGATTCCGGTTACAAATATCAGTATGACAAATATTCAGATTTGTATCGTTGGATTCCTTTGAACGGTGACATTGCTGGTTTATGCGCTCGTACAGATAACGACCGTGATCCTTGGTTCTCACCAGGTGGTTTGAATCGTGGCGTAATTAAGAATGTAATTAAACTTGCTTGGAACCCAACTAAGACTGAACGTGACACACTGTATAATGCAGGTATCAATCCAGTTGTTTCGTTTCCAGGACAAGGCACCGTTCTATTTGGTGATAAAACATTGTTGAGTAAACCTTCGGCGTTTGATCGTATTAATGTTCGTCGTTTGTTTATTGTACTAGAAAAAGCAATTAGCCGTGCAGCACGTTTCTCTCTGTTCGAATTTAATGATCAGTTTACACGTGCCCAATTTGTAGCAATTGTAGAGCCATTCCTGCGTGATGTTCAAGGTCGTCGTGGTATCACTGACTTTCGTGTAGTCTGCGATGATACAAACAATACTGGTCAAGTAATTGATTCAAATCAGTTTGTTGGTGACATTTATATTAAACCCGCACGTTCAATCAACTTCATTCAGTTGAACTTTGTCGCTGTTCGTTCAGGCGTATCGTTCAATGAAGTTGTAGGATCGTTCTAAATAAGAGAAACAGGAGAAAATAAATGGCATTTAATGTAAATCAGTTCCGTTCACAATTAACAGGTGACGGTGCCCGCCCAAATCTATTTGAGGTAAGTATGCCGTTTCCTGCGTTCTCATTACCAGGAAACGCACAAACAAAACTGACGTTCATGTGTAAGACAGCACAACTCCCAGGTTCAACTCTGGGTGTTGCTCCTGTGCAATACTTTGGTCGTGAATTAAAGTTTGTGGGCAATCGTTCTTTTGCTGATTGGACAATTACTATTATCAATGATGAAGATTTTATAATCCGTAATGCATTTGAACGTTGGATGAATGGCATTAACAGTCACAATCTTAATGTCCGTAATCCAATTGCTGGTACACCACTAGGTTACACTGTTGATGGTGAAGTTACACAGTTTGGCAAAAAAGGCGACACACTAAAGCAATATAAATTTGTAGGATTGTTCCCAACAGATGTGACTCCAATTGACGTTGATTGGGGTTCAAATGATGCGATTGAAGAATTTTCTGTTACTATGTCCTACCAGTGGTGGGAAGCAGTAGCAACTGGCGTGATCTAAAAGTAGGGAATCTTCCTTACTTTTATCTATAGGATGAAAGATTAATGGCAATAAAATTATTCGGCTTTACCCTAGGCTCAAAGGATGTCGTTCAGGTAGAAAAACCTGAGCAGTCATCCTTTGCGTTGCCTACGGCAGCAATCGATGACGGTGCCGTTACCGTCACGCAAAATGCTTATTATGGAACCTATGTTGATCTAGAAGGCTCTGTACGTAATGAGATAGAACTAATCACACGTTATCGTGAAATGTCGAATCACCCAGAATTGGATATGGCAATTGATGAGATTGTCAACGAAGCAATCTCTCATGATGAAGCAGGTAAAGTTTGTGATATCGTAATGGATAATCTTAAACAACCCGAATCAATCAAAAAGAAAATCAATGAAGAGTTTCAAAACATTCTAAAGATGTTGAACTTTTCTAACCTTGCTGATGACTTATTCAAACGTTGGTACATCGATGGCAGATTATTCTATCACGTTGTTGTCAACGATAAGAATCCTAAAGAAGGTATACAAGAACTAAGATACATTGATCCACGTAAAATTCGTAAAGTGCGTGAGATTAAAAAAGATCGTGACCCCAAAACAGGCGCACAAGTTATTGCATCTACCGCAGAGTATTATGTCTATAATGATAAAGGACAAACTACTCAAACATTTACATCAAATGTAGGTCAAAGTATTCGTATCGCACCAGATTCAATCATCAACGTGAACTCTGGTTTGATGGATGCAAAGAACACATTTGTTATTTCATATTTACACAAGGCAATCAAACCACTCAATCAACTTAGAATGATTGAAGATGCGATTGTTATCTACCGTATTAGTCGTGCTCCTGAACGCCGTATATTCTACATTGACGTTGGTAACTTACCACGTGGCAAAGCAGAACAGTACCTTCGTGATGTTATGGTCAAGTATCGTAACAAGATGGTGTATGATGCTAACACTGGTGAACTGCGTGATGAACGTAAACATATGTCGATGCTTGAAGATTTCTGGTTACCACGCCGTGAGGGTGGTAAAGGTACAGAGATTACTACGTTGCCAGCAGGTCAAAACTTAGGTGAATTGGAAGATGTTAAATACTTCCAGAAGAAACTGTTACAGTGCTTGAATGTACCGTATTCACGCCTTGAAGAAAATGGTGGCGGTTTTGCTGGCATGGGTCGTTCACAAGAAGTTACCCGTGACGAATTAAAGTTTGCAAAGTTTGTTACCAGACTTCGTAACAAGTTTACACAACTGTTTGACCATGCTTTAAAAACACAATTAGTTTTAAAAGGTATTTGTACATCGGAAGAGTGGGAAGATTTTAAAGAAGATATTTACTATGACTTCCAGAAAGACAACAACTTTACTGAGATGCGGGCTTCAGAGTTGTTGCAGAATCGTTTACAGATGTTGCAATTGGTTGATCCATACATTGGTCGTTTCTTCTCTAATCATTACATCAAGAACAAGATTCTGATGATGACAGATGAAGAAATTGAACAGATGGATAAACAACTTGCAGAAGAAAAAGATTCATTATCTGATGACATGCAAGGTCCCATAATGAATGCTCCACAGGGTGGTGCTGACCCAAATGAGTTTCCACCCGAAGATAATACCGTAGAAGAAACTAGCGAACAAGAGTCACTAACACCTGGGCTTGACAAAGAGGTAGATAAGTCGGTAGTAAGCATAAATACTAAACGCAAATAGGAGTTGAAATGGATATTCAAGAAATCATTAATAATATTGCAGCAGGTGAAAACGTTGCTGCAAAAGAAGGATTAGAAAATGTATTGTCAGCAAAAGCGTTCGATGCGCTCCAAGGTTACAAGCAAGAAATCGCTTCTGCTCTTTATGCTGGGCAAGACGAACAGCCAGAAGAAGATACAGATTACGAAGAAGATGAAGAAGAAGTTGCTTACGCAGAAGGCGTAGAGCATGATGATGAGCAACTTGATGAGAGAGCAAAATGGAGAACATCCAGCATTGCTCATGACACAGGTTATCGTAAAGAAACAGATGGCTATCATGGTGGTATCCATAATACTGCCGATACTGGTAAAGAAGATTTATTGAAATATAGAAATCTTGGAATAAGAAGCGGCACTCCATTAACAAAATCTGACACTAAACGTTTGAAAAAAAGCATTACCAAAAATCTTGCACAGATGAAAAAATAATAATGAAATCGTTATTAGACTTTAAACTTATTACGGAAGAAGAGAAGAAAGACTATTCGAAGTTTGATGCTCTTGTTCGTGCAGGTTTAGCAAACAAAGCACAGGTACAGCGTATCCACAAGATACTGGATAAGATGGGTGAAGAAAAACCTAATTTTAATCCTGCGGACCGTGCTATATTGCAGAACTTGTTTAACCGTATGGTAGATTTAATTTCTAATAACAAACAAATTTACACCAAAGCAAGACAAGCAGTTCGTGAAGACTTAGATGAAGCAACAAGTTCACCATTGGTACCAGTACCGCCAATTATTCTGGTAATCAAACGTAAAGCGGTAAGATTATATCCAGATGGTACACGTATTGCTTTGTATTATAGCGATAAGATGAAACGTTATTTTAGCGTTCCTTTTGGCACTCCTGAAGCAGATGTTTCTGGTGTGCAAGCAGAAAGTTTTGTTAATGAATTAAAGTCTACTAGTAAACTCACCGAAGATACTGTTTTAGAGTTGCGTGATGGTAGCCAAGTAGAAATGAATACTGATATGGTTGAACATATTGTTCATGCTTATGATGAATTAAAAGAAGAGAACAGAGAAAAGTTTATAGACTTGCTAACAAGTTCCACAGAGAATTTTGAAAAAGCATATGAGTTTTGTAGAACACATTATTAGTTCTAAGCTAGACGAAGCCCGTGAGGCTTTGTTTGCACGTTTAGATGAGATTGTTTCTGAGAAGTTAGAAGCAGCAAAAGCATATGTGGTTGATGCGATGTTTGAAGAAGTTGAATGGGAAGACGATGACCAATTGGATGAAGCGACTAAAAAACGCAATCCAAACATTCAAAAGATGGGTCGTGTATTAAAGATTCGTAAACGTATTCGCCGCAATAAAAAAGGTAGAATTATAGTACAACGTAATGTTCGTAAGTCGGGCATTAAAGGTTACAGATTATCGGGTAGTACAGTTCGAAAGATACCCGCAACAGTAAGAATAGCAAAAGCACGAAAGTTGAAACGTTCGTGGAAAACAACAAGAAGAGCAAAACTCAGACGCACATTGTTTAAAAGAAAGATGTCAATGCGCCGAAGAGCATCTATAGGACTAAAGTAAAATGCCAATTGAAATTAGCAATACATTAAGAGGTACCTCAGTTATTCGAGTTGAGGGTATTGGAACATACACAGTAAATCTCACAGATTTAAGAGCCAATACGACTACCGAAACAGTTAGTGCTTATGATATTAAGAGACTATATTGGTCAACTAATGGCAACATTATGATTGTGCGTGGTGCTAATAATATTGTTACTCTTCATAATACTGGTGAAATGCGCCTTGACGATTTAGGATATGTGTTCTCCAATAATCGCACAGCAAATGCAAACGTTATCGTTACAACTGGCGGCACTTTGGTTATGGAGTTAGGTAAAGAAGCAACATATAACGTTGATCCATATACAGGTTAATCTATGAAACTAATTAAAGAACATATCGAAGAGGTACGTTACCTCACAGAAACCACAGAGAGTGGTAAAAAGAACATGTACATTGAGGGTCGTTTTCTGGTTGGCGATGAAGTCAATCGAAACAACCGTATGTACAAGATGGATACATTACGCCAAGAAGTTGCACGTTACAACAAAGAATATGTTGACACCAATCGTGCTCTTGGTGAATTAGGACATCCAGATACACCCTCATTGAATCTGGAACGTGTGTCACATAAGATTGTAAGTCTTGTAGAAGATGGTAATACTTTCCGTGGTAAAGCACTTGTTCTTGAAACTCCGTACGGTCAGATTGTTAAGAACTTTATCGACTCTGGTGTTAATCTTGGTGTATCCAGTCGTGCTATGGGTTCTGTGGTCATGACCAAAGAGGGTTACAATCTAGTTCAAGATGATTTGCGCCTTGCTACTGCGGCAGATATTGTTGCCGATCCGTCTG